GGGGTGAGACTCATAAAATACCAGTAATAATTGAAAGTGTAATACAACCTCCCTTAATACATCTCCCCCCTTATATACTTGACTTAGGGTACTCAATATGATATAATAGGTAGGACAATTGAATAGTGGTGAGAAGCTTTAAGGAATACTTCTATAAAAATAAGTCTTATAAACTACCTGTAGGTGAAATCTAAGTAGATGCAGGTTACGAGGGGTATTGAGGTTCAGATGCGAAAACATGGAAAAAGACATACCGCCCGTCTCCGTGTCATCTAATCTGCATCGCAATATCTTGTTTAGACAAGTCCTAGGACTGGGGGATACTATCTAGACTAACTACCAACTGTTCATATATAAACTAGATACAAGAAGTATTGTTAACAACTAATTAGGTTAATAATCCTCTTCTCTCTGGTTAACAATGATTAACTTCCAGGTATTAGACTGGTTAGGGCGGTGCTCTACCTAAATAATACTTGACAAGAATAAGTAACTATGATATAATGTAGAGGCTTAGATAGAAGGAGCTTGCTCCAACTCTCGAAAGTAGCTTAGGACCCCTTCGGGGGTCTTTTGCGTTATAGCTATTACTTTACTTTTATGATATAATATGATAAAATAAGGGTATGAAGAAACTAATCAAGATTCCTATATGGGAAAAGAAACTCTTGATTGTTACTTATCCAACCAATGTTCTTAAGGCAGCTATAGATTCAAAGATGGCAAGAGAGCTTATCTCTCAAGTAAGGGAAGGACCCCCTGAAAAGAGTTGGCAAGGTTGCTTATACTTTGATGATAAGAGAGGACAATCTATTCTTTGGTTCCCAAACAATAAACCAAGAACCGACACTATAATCCACGAAACAAATCATCTTGTAAAGTTTCTAATGGAATTTATCGGTGCTGAGAAAGAGTTTGAAGCCCATGCCTATACTCAAGAATGGTTGTATAATACAATCAAAAAGATACTACGCGGGTAGTATCTTTTATTATATTGACATGTATAACAAATAGTGGTATAATAGCTTAACTATGGAAACTACAAAACGGAAACCAGGACGCAAACCAATAAGTGAAGAAGAGGTAGAACAAAGAGCTCTACAGAAAACAGAAGACCAACAAAAAGCAACAGAAGCAAGAAAGGAACTAGCAAAAAGAGAACTAGCACGTAGACACCTACTAGACTTTACTAGATATAGATTTCCTAGCTATAAAACTAACTGGCATCACAAATTACTAGCTGATGCTCTTGAACGTGTAGAGAATGGTAGTCTTAAGAGGCTTATTGTTAATATGCCACCTCGCCATGGAAAGTCTGAGCTTGTCTCTGTTAACTTTCCTGCCTGGTGTATGGGGAGAGATAAGGACAAGTCAGTCATGGCTGCTTCTTATAGTGCTGGTCTAGCTACAGATTTCGGACGTAAGGTTCGTAACATAATGGATGAACCAGACTACAAGAACCTGTTTAGTACTAGACTTGCCGAAGATGCTCAAGCTAAGGGTTCATGGGCTACAAACGGAAGAGGGGAGTATAATGCTGTTGGTGTAGGAGGTTCTCTTACCGGTAAAGGAGCTAGTATCCTTATTATCGATGACCCAGTAAAAAACCGAGAAGAGGCTGACTCAGAAGTTGTATCAGAGTCTATCTGGGACTGGTATCGTTCTACAGCTCGTACTCGACTTACCCCTGACGGGGCTGTTGTTATTGTTATGACACGATGGAAAGATAATGACTTGGTTGGACGTATACTAGAGGAGTCTAGAGTTATGGATGGTGAGAAGTGGGAGGTTATAAATCTACCCGCTATAGCAGAACAAGATGACGAGTATCGTATAGATGGAGAAGCTCTTTGGGGAGACCACTTCACCCTTGACAACCTCAATCAAGTAAGACTTGATATTGGTAACTATGAGTTTGCCTCCCAATACCAACAGAACCCAGTTAACAGAGAGACTCAGATATTTAAACCAGAGATGTTTAGATACGTTGACATAGCAGAAGTGAGGAACAAGATTACCTCCTGTTATGTTACTATAGACTCTGCTTTGTCTAAGAGAAAGAACTCTGACAATACTGGTGTTTGTATCAACTGGGTAGACGGAGAGAATGTATGGCACCTAAAGGCATACAAGGTCAAGGTTGACCCCACAGAGCTAATACAACTAATATTTGAACTACACTCTGCATATAAACCTATTTGTATAGGACTAGAAGAAACAGTAATGACACAGGCTATAGACCCATTCCTTTCAGTAGAGATGTTGAAGAGGAATATCCACCCTAACGTTATCCCCCTTAAACATGGTGGTGTAAACAAGGAGGTTCGTATTAAAGGTCTTCTACCACGTTATGACAGAGGTCATATCTACCATGTTACAGGTATGTGTAATGACTTAGAGAAGGAATTGGTTAGATTTCCATCTTCTGCCCACGATGATGTGATGGATGCTACCGCTTACCAGGTATTTGTAGCAGAAGCACCTAATACCCACTTCAATTATGAGGAGTTTGCAGCTGGTGAACTGGCTGGTTCAGAGAAAACATGGTCAGATATCGGAATTTAGTTGACAATAATCAATAAAAGTGTTACAATAGACAAATATGATAGCTAAACAAGACAGAGATAAGATTACCAAACAAGCTTTAGAGGAAATTTCGTTCGCACGGACCGCGAAACAACCAAAAATGACTAATTGGTGGAAGAATGAAGACCTTTATTATTCAAAAAAGAAAATAGTAAGTGATGAACGTGCAAACGTTAACCTTAACGAGGCTCAAGCCTTTGTTCAATCTTTTCTTTCAAAAATTAATAGCCCCTTTAACTTTAAATATGCCAAGGGAGAAGAAGCTGACCTTAAAGCAGCTAATATCGCTAACTCACTAAAAGACAAAGACGCAAAACTAGGTCGTTGGAACTTCAAAGCAATGCTTGCTAGAGTTCAAATGATTGTTTACGGTCGATATGTTTTTGAATACCATGCAGACTCTTCTGGTGGTTATAAGTCTTATCTTACACCAGTAGATGTATACCAGTTTCTAATAGACCCATCATGTGGTGGACTAGATATAGAAAAGGCTTTCTACCTAGGTCGTGGGGGAATTATTAAATCTAAGCAAGATATCCAGAAAGGTATAAAGGATGGTAAGTATCTACGAACAGAAAGTAATGAACTTATTTCTGGTTCAGGAAACCTAGCATCAGAATCTCAAGAAGATATTAACGCAAAGAATCGATGGGTTGCTCTTGTTTCTAATAGTAAGGTATTAGACAGAGTTGACCAGTGGAAGTTTTGGGAATGGTATACAACTTACGAAGGTTTCAGATACTATGTTCTTATTACAGAAGATGGAGGTAAGGCTATTCGTGTTGAAAAGCTTACTGATATATTTAAGAAAGGNAAGTACCCGTTCTTCTCTGTCGCATCATACCCAGACCTAACAGAGTTCTGGACTCCGTCACCACTTGATGGTGTTAGAGAGGCTATTATGGCTAAGTCTATTTCCGTTAATCAAATGCTTGATAATGGTGAGGCAATCAATCGACCGATGAAAGCCTTTGACGTTGATGCAATTAAAAACCCACTACTCCTTAAGTTTAGAAAAGACGGACTAATTCCAGTTAAGGGTGGGGTCGATGTAGATAAGGCTGTTAAGATGTTTCCTACTGTTGGGATTCAGACAGCTATCCAAGTCTACGAAAAACTTGGAGAAATTATTGACCTTAACTCTGGTGTTACATCAGGTGTTAAGGGTCAAGCAACAGAGAAGGAGGTTGGAATCTACGAAGGAAACCAAGCTGCTGTTTCAGATAGATTCTCACTTATCGGTGATAGTGAGGCAGATGGACAGCAAAGATTTGCAGAGCTTTATCTAGATGGTCTAGATGAGCACCTTACAAACAAGGTTGCCGTAGAGATGATTGGTTTAGATGGTGTTGAGTTTAAGGAAGTCTCAAGAAAAGACATTAAGAGACACAACCCGTTTAACATCTCCGTCATTACCGCTGGTCAAGAACAAACTATGCAAAATACCGAAAAGAGAAACAAACTTACATTCCTTTCAGCTAAAGGAAACGACGTTTCTGGTATTTACAACAAGAAAGTTCTAGGCGAGATGGAAGCGTCTATCGTAGGATTTAACTACGATGAAGTTAAGTATATGTTAGATACAAAGAATGACGGAAATACAGAATTAATGGCTGAGTGTGCAGAAGACATGCAGGATATGTTGGCTGGTAATGTTATTGAAACAAACGACATGGCTAACACAGCATATCTACAGAAGATGAAGGACTTCATGAGAGACCAAAAGGAACACATGATGGCTCATCCTGAAATTGCAAATATCTTCTGGGATTACATGACAAGACTGCAGCCTGTTATTGTTGCCAATATGGCAGCCCAAGCAAACACACAAATGTCTGCAGAGGGTATGCCTACTCTACCAGGACAGGCTATGGGTATAGTAGGTGGTGGTGTTGACCAGAGTGGTCAACCACAAGAATCTGCTGGAGCGGCTCCAAGTAGCGCCCAGCAACAAAGCGTATTACAAAATTACGGTAGATAATACCAGAGAAAATAAATATGGAACAAATAGAACCAAAGTATGAATTTGCCAAGTATGAAGAAGGAGTAGAGGTCCCAGCTCAACCTATTAAGAGAAATATTGCAAAAACAATGGAAGTAACAGAAATGTTTACAGTGTATGATGCAATGGTGTACCTTAGCAAGGTTGATAAAGCAATCGCAGATAAACAAGCTGAGATTGATGGACTTGTTGCTATGAAAGAAGCCTATGAGAAAGAACTCAAGGTTGTAGAAAAAGCACTGGATGTTCAGAAGTCAGAAGATGAGTACCAAAAGGAACTCGCTGAAAGCTTTGCAACACCAGTAGACGCAGAGGCAGTAGAAGTAGTAGAATAACTATGAAAAAAACCCTAAGAGAAATAACTAAATCACTTCCAGAGATGGAAATCTCAGAAAAGGTTGAGATTCTATCCAATGAACTAGACAGGATACTTGCTATCAAGAACTTGTTTAAGTCAGAGGGTGGTGTAGAACTTGTTAACGTTCTTAGGAATAACTGCTTTATAGCACTTCGAAAACTTATTGCAACAGCAAAGTCGGAACCAGATTTACAAACACTGTTAGCTCAAGTATTTAATTACTCAGCTAATATTGACCTCCTTTCAGCGATGCAAGACATCTCAATGGAAGAAGAAATCAGGAACCAACTAGATGAAGCAGTAAAAGACATATACAAGTTGTAGTGTCGTTGGGTAAGGTGATGATTTCCCCATTCTTTTTACCGTTAGGAAGAATGTGGGAATCATTACCCTACTTGACAGAATTTATTAACTATGTTAAAATACTAACATAAGTCGGGAGACTCTAAATCTTTCACGCTTAGCAAGGCGGTAAAAAATCTCATTGGGCATCAATGTAAAAATGTATAAAGTTATGGCTGATGAAGCAATAATCACTCAAGACACAGAGGTTAGTGATGTCAAAATAGAAGGTACTGTAGATGCAGAAGTTCAAAGAAATGGGGATACCCAGGAATATGAACCTAAAAATACAGAACCATCAACTGTCCCACTATCAGTTTATCTCGAACTTAAAGACGACCTTAAAACTCTTAAACAAGAGATTAGGGAATCTAAAGGTAGAGAGAAGGGCTCAGTAGTTACAGAAGGTGTTAGTGACCTAGCTAAGAAATATCCAGACGTGAGCCAAGAGTTCATCGAAGATATGCTTAGTGCGTCAACATCTATTGCAACTAAAAAGGTAGAGGAAAAATATTCTCCTATTATTGAAAAACAGGAACAGGATAGAAAACAAGCTGATTTTGACAGAGCGTTTGACAATCTTTTTGACGGAGCACTAAAGGACAACCCTGACTTGCCCCAAAATATTGACAAAGACTTAGTTAAAACACTTGCTCTCACTCCTAAGTACCGAAACGTACCAGTTGCTGATATTCTAGTTAAGATGTATAGCGGAGCCCCACAAGGCAAAGCATCATCTGAAAATGAAGGACGCACAAGTGCAGATAGAGTAGAGGACCTTGTAGATTTTGGAAAGATTACTACAGACCAAAGGAATGCTGTTATGGCAGACCCGAAGGCTCGACAAAAATACTTCTCGTGGTTAGATACCCAAGTAGGATAATAACGGATAACGGATTATTATTTTAACTTTATAAAAAAAAATGGCTTTAACAGACTTTAAACAGGATTATATCCTGAGATACCAAGACATCCTTTCAAAAGTGATGGTTGGTCTCAAAATCGCCTCTACACGTTTCGAATCTAATTTGAAATTTGGCGATACAGTAGTTCGAACAGTTCTCGACCTATCAGCTGTACGTGTACGTGCATTTACTAACCTTAACGACCAAACAATTGACCCTCTTACTGATTCAGAAGAGACAATGTTGGTTAATGTTCAGGTTGGTGCAGTGTTCCCTATTGCTCGTCTCGAAAAGATACAAGCAGGACCACTTAATCCAGCTATGGTTGCTGGTAAGGAAGTTGCAATCAAGGTTGCTAACTATCTTGACGCAGTTATTCTTGGTGAAACAAGAAACGCTTGGGCTGACTTTGACAACGGAAACTTGACATCAGCAGCAAACTCTGGAACTTCAATCACATTGAGTTCTACAACTGTTCCTCAGATGCTTTCTATGGCTTACGCAAAAATGTTCTCAAACAACGTAAGTATGACAAATATGGTTTGGGTTCTTGACCCTTACTCTATTGCTCAGATTGCTCAGTTCCCTATCGGAAAGGACATCACAAGCGCAAACACTGTTTTCTCTAATGGATTTTCAGGTACCATCTTTGGTTCAGAAATCTACGCTTCAAACAGCCTTACAGGTGAAGCTGTTCTTTCAATCGCTACTACTCCTACAGACGGAGACACAGTAACTATCGGTGGTGTTGTATTCACATTCAAGACTACTCTAGGTTCTACTGCTGGTAACGTTGCAATCGCTGGTTCAGCTGATGCTGCTCGTCTTAACCTTGTTGAGCTTTTAAACTCTCCAAGTACTACAGATGCAGGTCAAGTTGCTCTTTCTGCTGCTAACCAAATCATACTTCAAGATATTCTTGGAATTGGTACTGGTTCTAGTTTTGCAGTAGCTGTTGTTGATGACGCAGCTGCTAACACAGCAACTATTGTTGCTAAGGGTTCATCTCGTTTGACTCTCTCTGAGACTCTTACAGATGCTACTGATGCCTTCACAAAGAACTTCGTTCACGCTTATTACGGTATGAAGGGTGCAATCGATGTTGCTATCCAAGACCAACCAGTAATGGAAATGCGTGATGAGGCTAAACAGCTTACAACTAACATCTTTAACAATGTTGTTGCTGCTGTTAAGACTTTCACAGACGGTTCTCAGAAATTCGTAGACGTTCATATTAAAAACGCTTAGTTAATAACTTGCCCACTTTGTGGGTGGAGTGGATGGGTTTGGTCGATGACCCCTCCACCCCACTCATAAAAAAGCAAACATTACTAATTAATCAATTAAAATATTATGTATTCAATTACAGGAACAAGTCTTATAGGACTTACAAAAGGAACAGATGGATTGTGGTTAGAAGTAACTGCTCCAACATCAGGAATGACGTTAGATACTACTGCATCAACATACGCTGCTGGTTGTAGAATATTTAACACAGCAGATGGAATTGCGTTTTATAACGCAGGTACAGTTGCTGCTCCAGTGTGGGAATCAGGTATTCTTTCTAAGACAATCTCTCTAACAGCTGCACAGCTTATTTCTTTCTACACTACTTCTATTGAAGTTATCCCAGCAGTTGCTGGTAAGGCTATCATTATGGATAGTATGGAATTTGATTTGACTGGTACAAGTACTCAGTTTACCGGTGGTGGTGTTGTAAATCTACAATACGCTTCAACAGCAAACGGAGCTGGAACAACTTTGCACGCAGATATTGCAGCATCAGTTGTAACAGGTGCTACAGCTCGTGTAATAACAGTTAGAATCCCAAAGGATTTATCTGCTATTGCAACAGCAAGTATTACTGGAATCGGTGTCTTTATTGGTTGCAAGACAGGTGTCTTCGCTACTGGTACAGGTACTGCACAGGTACGTGTTAAATATCACTTAGTTTAACTTATGTTCTCCCTTAATCCCTTTATGGGGGTTGGGATGAGTACATAAACTCTATATAACAATATGACAGGAACAGACATAATTGCACGATTTAACTTACAAGTAGATGACTCATCAGAGCTATCTTCATCCGAAGAACTTGACCTTGTCAATGAGGTCTATTCAGACGTATCAAACGACAGACCATGGGAATGGTTAAGAGCAACCGCAACTGGTACAACATCTACAAGTGTTTCGTATATAGCATTACCGTCAGATTTTAGAGAAGTAAAGGCAAATAAGGATGGTATTAGTGTTATATTTGTTGGTACAGACTACCAAGAATATAAGGTTATATCTTTTTCAGATAGACGTTCATACAGAAACCAGAATGGTTTTTGTTATATAGACATTCCTACACAAAGACTATATTTCACACTACAACCTACTACTGCTAAAGCTATTGAGTATGACTATATTAAGATACCAACAGTATTAACAACATCAACATCTCCACTATTTAGAGAAGGTTTCCACAAAATCATAGCTTATGGTATGGCTGCACGGTTCAACCCTATAGAACTATCAGACAAGTCTACATCATATATGAGAGAGAATACAGGTAGATATCTAGAGATTTTATCAGATATGAGAATAGAGGACGCTAATATAAAGCTTTCAATATAACCTATGGCAACATCTGGATTTAAAGAATTAATAAATAAGAATCTAGGACAAGGGGTTTATACAATTCCTTTTGACGCAGAACTTATTCCTAAACAATCAGCACAAGACAGCTTGGGCTTTATTTCTACAGATGGTCAGATTGAGTTATGTCGTGGTAGACTCCTAATAGGTGCAGAAGAAACCGCTAGTGGCTTTGTCAAGGGAGACGGTTGGGCTTATAAGTCAGACGGTACTTCAATTCTTTTTCGAAAGGTAAATACTAAAATTCAATACTACAACTCTGCTACTTCTTTATGGGTTGATATAGTTACAGGACTAACATCTACTGCTGAATACACATTCTCAGCCTATACAAGTACAGCTGGTACATTTATGTACGCAACTGGAATTGATGGTATATTTAAGATACATACAGCTAACCCAACTAGTTTTACCACAATGTATACGACTACAGATATATATCGTGGTTATAGTATTATCTCAAATGGACGTATGTTTATGTGGGGTCTACCTACAAACAAATCTAGTTTATACGGTTCACGTAAGGACGGACAAGAGCTTGTTTCTGGTAACTATACAGTTGTTTCAGGTGAAGCAACTACCTCATTAACTGGTACATTGGCATTTAAGGCAGGTGGAGCGACTAGAACATGTTTTGCTACAGTATTCACACTTACAGGGAGTGGTGAGGTATATAAAGAGTCTAGACTAGGTATCTTAACAGGAACCCTTGGTGGTACTGGTACTATTAACTATACATCTGGTGCGTATACAATATCTAACGCAGG